ACGGCGGCGAGGTACTCGGCGACTGGGTCGCTCGCTTCTGGCGCGGAATTTTCGATCACCGGCACGACGCGGGCGGCGGCGAGGCCAAGCGAACGCTCGAGGCTCGCGAGTGCGCTGCGCTCTGCATCGAGCTCGGCTTTGACTGCGGTCAGTTCGCTCTCGGCTTTTTCAGCGCGGGCGAGCACGGCGTTGTACTTGGCGAAGATCGCTTCAGCCTGTGGCACGGATGCGACCGGCACTTCCGGCGCTGGTGCTTCTTCTTCGGGTTGAACTTCTTCTTCGCTGCCTTCGCTTTCGATGACTGCGTCTTCGGTGATGGCGACGGGTGCTTCTTCGGCAGCGGCAGGCTCGACGATGGCCTCATCGGCGGGGGCGATGACGACTTCCTCTTCGGAGGGTTTGACTTCTTGGTCCATATCCACGGACCGGGCTGTCAAATCGGATGGCGCGTTGCGGAACTTTCCGAGTCGCGAGAACTTGTTTGCGCTGGCTGCGAGCGCGAGTGAATCGGTGACTTCATCGACGAAGCCAGCGGCCTGCGCTTCTTCGGCGGAGAACCATGTCTCGGCATCCATCCATGCGGCGATCTGCTCTGGCTCTTGACCGCTCTTCGATGCGTAGGCGGCAATCATGCCTTCGCGGATTTTCTCGAGGAGTGCCGCTTGATCGCGCATCTCGTCGGCATCGCCCATCGCGACTCCCCACGGGTTGTGGATCATGTAGAATCCATTCGCCGCCATCTTCACCGGAGCACCGGCAAGGCTGATGACGGTGGCCATCGAGGCAGCTAGGCCTTCGATCTGGACGGTGACGCCGCCGGGGTGACGCTTGAGCGCGTTGAAGATGGCGTTGCCATCGAAGACTTCGCCGCCGGGGCTGTGGATCTTGAGAACAATCTCATGATCGGCAGGGACGCGCTTGAGGTCGCCGATGAACTGCTTGGCCGAGACGCCGTAATAACCGATCTCGTCGAAGATGGAGATTTCGGTTTGGCGAACTTCAGCGCGGGCAGATAGGGCATACCAGGTCTTCACGCCGCAGCGGGCGTGTCAAAATTTCAGACGGCGCCTTGGCTTGGGAAAACCTCGCCAACCTCGAGCCCGAGTTGATCGCACTTCGCTTTGCGGCGGAGGTAGGTTTGCAGGATGTCGTCCTCCTCAGCTTCGGCATCGAGGCCGTGCAGGTTGCAGTAGCGCTCCCATGACATGTAACCCTTATCCATCAAGTCGCTGTACAGGCGGCCATCGCGCCCGTTGTCGACCGTGATTTTCTTCGGCGGGATGAACTCACACCTCCACCAATCGTCGCCGGGGTATGGCAGGCGACCGGCTTGGATTTCCTGATAGATCCAGAATTTCCAAAACGGACGGCAGAATTGATCGACGAGCATTTGTTGCAAACGCTCGAGGAAGTTTTGCGCGACTTCGAGCAGACCGCGGAACTCTGTGCCGCTCGCGCCGACGAAGATCATGAGTGCCTCGGGTGGCAGGCCGATGCCGCGCGCGACCTCGGAAATGACATACCGCACGAATGGCTCGAACGATTGCCCTGGATGTTCGTTTTTGAAACTCTGGATCGACTCGCCCGGCTTGAGCTTGGGAATCAAGGTGCCGTTGTAGAGGCGCTCGGTGCTGAGGTCTTCGCCTTCGCTGGTGGTGATTTTTGCACCGAGGCCGATCTTGGCCGCTTCGTTGCTGGTGATCGAAAAGCCGATCTGCGCGCCTGCTTTGAATGCGCCCTTGGTGTAGGAGAGAATTTCCGAAAGGTCTTGCAGGTTGATTGCTGCGTTGTGCAGCCATGACGCGCCGCGTGGGTAGCCTGCCCGGCGGATGTGGCGGAAGTGGAGCATGTCCTGCGCTGGGACATCGGTGTACTTGCCATTCGCGCGGTCGGTGATAACGCGGTAGGATAAGGGTGCGCCGAACTGGTCGAGAAGCACGCCGTCGAACGAGCGGTCGGATGAATCAGCAGTCGATCCGACAGCCTCGCCGCCGATGAAGCGGACGCGTGCGCCGCCGGTCTGGGTGGTGAGGAACTGCGCGAAGAAGTCGCCATCGCAGGCGACTTGACGGAGGATGAGGCTTTGCGCGCCGTAGAAGTTGACTTGAGATGACGCATCGAATGCCCATGCCTCAGCGCAGGCGCGATCCTCGAAAGCGCGCTCGGCAAGGCGGTTCCATTCGGCGTTCGCGGTGCGGGCCTTCGGGACGATGCCGGTGCCGACGGCACGCTGGGCAAGGTGCTCGATAAGGTAGGCGGCGACGCCGACATTGTTGTACAGCCAGCGGGCTTTCTTGAGTAGCTCGAGGCGAGTCTGCGCGGGGAGCTCGCGGCGGGGCTCGACGGTGTTGAGAATGACGAGACCGCGGTTGATTGAATGCTCGGCAGCTTCAAAAGCGGCGGCCTTGGGCGTGGCGTTTTTCTTCGGGCGTCCTGCTCCGGCGCGCTTGCCGCCACGATTTGATTTTTTGATTTCGCTCACGATTGATTTCGGGGTGTCAAAATCAAAGCGGCGACGAGTAGCGCGAGCGGTCGATGATCGCGGCAAGCTGACGCTCGCGGCCTCCGTCGGTGAGTAGTTCTTCGATCGCTTGGAGTAGTAGCCACTTCGGGAAACTCACCTGCCCGGACGAGCTTGATCCCTCGGTGCCGATGCTGGTGATGACGACTTCCTCGGTGGCGCTAGAAAAGACGGTGTCGGCCAAGGCCTCGAGCTCTTCGTTGGTCTTGGTCCGGCGCAGGTAGGACTTCACGCCGCTGATTTTCATGGATTCGCTCACGCCGACGGGCGGGTGTCAAAATGGCATAAAAAAACCCACCGGCGTTTCCGCGTGGTGGGTGGTGGGTTTCCGAAATGATATGCAGTCCGATCAGGCGTTTTTCAAAATGTGCCATGCGATGTGGCACAGCTTGAGCGCGTCCATGAAGTGGTCGTCGCGGACATCTTTCCAGACATAGACTTGGCCGCTCGGAGTCTTGCGCGGGACGAGCTTCTGACCGCTCAGTCCCGCGATGAACTCGGTGGTGACTTTCTTCGGGATCTTGAGCTCGGGTTTTTGGTCCTTGATCCGATCGATGAAAAGTTCGGTTTTTATGGCGTGGTCCACATAGGTGTAGAGCACGACGCCGGGGAAGTTGTCGATCGTGGTGCGGCTGATCCGCGTGCCGAAGGTGACATTCGCGCCCTTTGCCGGGTGAAAGAATCCGCCGGACTCTTGGCAGGTCGCATAGACGCGGAAGGTCGCAAAGCCGGAGTCGATCAAGCCGCACTCAGGTTTCACGATACCTCCGTTGGGTGTAGCATAAGATCGGAGCGGCGGATCGCGGAGAAGATCCTCGACTGACAGCGTGGTGCCGTAGTCGAGGACATAGCTTGAGCCATCGGCAGCGAAGGCGGTGGTGACCCAGTGCTGTTTCTCTTGCCCGACATCGGCGCAGGTGACGACATGCGCGGGTTCGTCGATTGGGCAGGTGCCGACTTCGTAGCTGCCGGAAAGGCCGAGGATCTTGGCGTCGCCGATGCTCGTCTCTACCTGCTCCCACGGCAGGGCCATAGTGGAGTTGGTGAAATCTTGCAGACCGTTGAGGGTTTCCGAATCGCGCAGGAACTTCACCGCCAGCGCGCCGAAGGTGCAGGACCGCCATGGGGCGTAAAGTGAATTGAGGTGGAATGAGCGGAAGCCTTTTTGCGCGGACTCATTGGTGCATTGCCATTTCCCCTGCTGGAGCATTTCCATCTTTTGCCCGTCATTGATCGAGCCTTTGCAGTGCTGGCATTCGTAGCGCGCGGACTCTTCGACCTGCGCCATGTTCCACTTGCCGTCGGCCTTGGCCTCGCGATCCCACTTCACCTGTTCCCACAAGAGCTCGATGCGTTCCGCGCAATGCGGGCATGGCAGCATGAATTTTTCCTGCGTGCCTTTGAGGTATTCCTTCCAGATCGGCCCCTCGGGCGTGGTCGGTGTCGATGTCTTGACGCGGAGAGCGCCGACGAAAGATTTCGTGCGGTTTTCGGCAAGGTGCAGGGCGCTGGTTTCCTTGTCGGTCTCGGTCGCGAACTTGTCGACCTCATCAAGCAAGAGCAGACCGGCGGGGCGGCTGGCAAGGTTGGCCGGTGAGTTGGACCCGACAAAGACGAGCGAGGATCTCGAAAAATGTTGCTCTAGCGTCTTGAACTTGTGGCGATCGGCAGGCTTTTGTGCCGAGAGCGTGGCACTGTCATCGAAGAGCGGCATCCATCGCGTTTCGGAAAATGATCGGGCAAGGCCTTCGGTTGGCATGACCCACACCATCGGCTGCGGCTTGTTGCAGATCCGCCATGCGGTCCCTGCTTGGATCATGGTGGTCTTTCCAGTTTGCGTTCCAAAGACGAGCACGACATCCGTCACATCGATGTCGCCGAAGCACTCGAGCGGCTCGCGCAGGTAGGGCGTCATGCTGACGGAAAAAGCGCCAGGCATTTGCGTCTGACGCTCGGAGAGGATCACCTCATCCGAGCACCAATCCACCACCGACCGGCGATCGATCGGCGCGTAGATCGAGCGGATGTGCTCGCGCAAGGCTTCGGCGGCGGGGGTCATAGGGCTTTGCGAATGACTTCAGTCAGAGAATCACACCACTCGGAAAGCGCGGCCTCGATGGCCTTTTGCGGTTGGCCGAACAAGCGAGGCGCGAGGCTTTTCGGCATCACTTCCAACATTTGTTTGGCGGCCACATGCGGGCGACCGGCGATCTCCTTCGCCTCGTCGAAGTAGAGCAAGATCCCCTCCGCGCGTTGCCATTCCTTGAAGTCGCGCTCTGCTTTGTGGCGGTTGTTTCTGGCCGCGATGTAGATCGAGTTTGCCTTGCGGATGTCCTCGATCGATCCGCCGTTCCGTTTGCAGAGGACCAGTTCGTTGTAGCCGACTTTTTCCGCCAACCTCGCCCGGCGAAGTGACTGGCGCGGGGTGTTGTCATCGTCATCCGGTTCGGGTGCGTCATGCGCTTGGGCTGTGACTGGCTGGGGCTTGGCGACCGGCGGCGGGGCGTCCATCACCTTTTTGTTCTTCCGGGGCTTTGGCTTCGCGTTCACCTCACGCCACGCCTGCGCCGCGTCCACCGAAGTGGTCGGCATCCCCTTCTTTACGAGCCGCGAAACGAGACCTTTGTCGATCTCGAGGGCTTTGCTCAGTTCCGTGATCCCCATGGCGAAGTCAACAAAGGCTCAAAAGTCAACACTCAGACAACTGACGAGAGTGGCCCAACAC